CATAGTGTAAATATAATAAAAAACCCTTACAATTAATGCAAGGGTTTCTTTGGCGAAAAGGAAAGGTTAGAAAAGCGTTCAAATATAATGATTATATTCTAATCAAAGATATTTAATTGATTATTTTCTTGCTTTACCTTAATAGGATTGTTTTGTTTGTTGTATTCTTTTAAGTAATCTTTTCGTATCAATCTATCTGTTTTAGCTTCGTAAATGTATTCTATTCCGTTTAGGTTTACTCCTCCGTAGTATCTTGCTATTGATAGTTGTGATTTAGATACGTTTTCAATTACTTTCATCTTCTAACACTATTACATCAACTATACTATGTAAATCACTTTCAAAGATAATTAACGATTTTTCGTGAAACTCTTTTATCTTTCTTTCTATTTCTTCTCTTACCGACTTATCACAAGGCGTGTTTGAAAATTTAAAAATTATTTTTTTACTCTTCATCTTTTACAAATGTTCCGTTAATTGTTTTTCCGGTTCTATCTTTTATAACCTCGTACGCATCTGCGTAACATTGATTCATATCAATAGATAGTTGTTTACATAAAATAGTCAATACTATCATGACATCACCTATTGCATCTTTAACCTCGCTATCGTTTGACTTCAAAAAAGCTGATGCTAACTCTCCTACTTCTTCGGTAAGTTTTATTATTTGCTTAGGTGCGTTATCACTACATAATATTTGTTTTTCCTTTGCCCATTCAATCACTTTTGATTGTATGCTTTCTTCTCGTTGGCTCTTTAGCTTTTCGATATAATTAACAGCGTCCATTAATTCCAATTGTGTATGCTCTAAAAAACAATCAACGTTGTTTTCGTGTAAAGTCGTGCCGTATTTCTCTATTCCTACTTTTGACCTTTGAAGAAACTTAGATACTACGCTTTCAACTATTGGATCTGTTTTTTTTTCTACTAATTTAAAGGCTCTTTGCCACATTTCTTTTTCATCATTATTATCGTTTAAAACAGATATCGCTTTTCTACCATCACCATAATCTGCTGTTGATAATACAGTATACATTTTTCCAATAGTAAAGCCTTCATTTTCTCTAATACACATTACTTTATCACCTACTTTAATCTCTTTCTTCATTTATATACTTTTTATTGTTAAACACATTCTTTCTATTTTCTCTTTTTTTATCTCGCGAATATTTTAACACTTCGTTTGAAAGTGGTCTGATTTTACTCGTACCACTCCAAACTATTGTAAGTCTATTCTTTGTTAACCTTGCTAAATTCATCAGAATGGTAAATCACTATCGTTTTCTTGAACTTGCGGTGTACCTTGTTGCACTTGTTGTGGTGCTGGTGTACTTCCTTGTTGGATAGCTACTTGCCAAACATTCAAACTATTAAAGTACATCGTTTTACCTTCTTTATTCGTGTACTCTTTACCATTAAGGTTATAGCTTACTTCTACTTGTTCACCTACTCGAATGGTATCTATTAGGTCGGTGTTACCTTGTGTAAGCTGGAATAGTACATCTTGTGGGTACTTGTCGTTGGTTGTTAAAACAAATTCACGTTTTCTAAATTTATCACTTACTACTTGTTCATCAAAGATTGCTTTGATTGTTCCGATTACTTTATTCATATTTATTTTTTTATATAGTTACGTTTAAATCTTGCTATTGTATTTGTAAACTCCTTCTTTGGATTTTCGCAATCATTTTGCAATATCTCATATGTTAAATAGCTACCTTCTACACTAATAACCTTTACCCATTCGTTACGGGTTGCATTTTTCCATGTTGTTCCTTTCATCTTATTTTATTTTAAATTGTTGGTATTCTTACTTTTTCAATCGCTTTTTTTAACTTGCTCAAAGTATAAGCATAGTTGTTATCTTGTTTCTTTTGAAGTTCATTTGTTAAGTCCTCACATAATAAAGTTATCTTTTCGTATAACTCATTGTTATCAGTTAGGAACTTGTTATCCTCTGATAGTTCCTCAAATAAAAACATCGCTTGATTTAGCAATAAATGTATTTGATATACTTTTTGTAGTTCGTTCGCTTTCATAATTTTTCTATTTCTTGTTTCACTTCTTGCCAATACTGATACTCATCTGTTGATTGGATGCTCATACTATTTAACATTTCATCAACTGCAAGTAGTGCGCATTGTTTAGCATATTTTACATTTGTAAAATAACCACTATCGGTTTCTTCTGTTCTTATTGCATAACAATATTTATTAAACAACTCTTTTGCTTTTTCTTTACTGCTCATTTTTTCCACCAAAAATTTAATAATATTTCTTTTCGTGTCGCGTTTACGAAGGTAAACTTACCATCTATTCGCTGCAACCATCCTTTATTTTCTAAGGCTCTTTTATAGCCACACACTCTGCACTCGATACATACTCCTTTATCTGATTCCCTTTGGTATGTTGAATTATTAACGTGGTACATAAACAACGGATATTTTCGTTGACATTTAAAGCATTTTTTTATCTTCATACTTCATCTTATAATACAATTCACCTACTGTTGTTACTTCTTTAATAGCTTGTGCGTTTAACTCATCCAGGTGCATTAACACGTAGTTAATAGCTATTATTATTTCTTTCTTTTCGTGCATTACTTTTCAATTTTAAACACTTATAACATTCCATAAGCAACATTAAAACGATTGCTTATTTCTTCGTTATATGCCATTGTCTGACAAATCACTTTCAACATCTTTCTTCCATTTTTGTTTCATTCTACTTCTTGTTAAAAAATCACACATATTTTCCCACCAATTAACATACCCCTTTTTTGGGTGTACATCCACTTTCCAAGGTTTACCACCTTTTATTTTTTTCTCTCTTCCGTAAGGCTTCATATTAATAAATCATATAAAAAAGATGTCTTTCCATCAGTCAGTGTTCTATTGAAAAACGGAAGAATTTAGCACCTTTACCAATAAATAAAAACGGCATATAACAGCAATTAACCAATAAGCTGAAAAGTACTGTGTTTGTTACAGCTCATCGGTTAGTTGCAAAACGTAATATTTCACTACATCGCCTATCGCTGTCCGTTATAAGCAAATTTAACCTTAATTACTTTCTTTACTTAGTCTATTATAGTATTCTAATAGTTTTCTAATGTTTCGTTTTTTTTATCTTCTAAACGTTCCTTAAATGTTTTAGATTTAGTTTTTGAATCAATAGATACATTCACTACGTTATCTCTCATTATTCTTTTAGCTACCCAACTAAAACAAAAAGTATAAATAAAATTACCTATTACTACTGCGGTTATTGTTAAAATCATAATTAGAATTGTTTTAGTTTTTGAATGTAGAATTTGTCAGTAGCCCAGCGAACACGTTTTAAGAAGTCGTAGTAATTCTCGTTAGGCTTCATTTTACGCACTTGAAAAGACTTTAAGTAAGCTATGCTATGGTTCATACTATCGAACTTCATTAAACGTCCTTTATAAGTAAATCCGAATGGGTTGTTTAGTTCTTTGTAACCTCTTGAAGTAAAGTTCGCGCTTTCTAATCGTGCCTGGTTATACACTATTTCAACGTGTTTTACTCGATGGTGTTTCAACATTGATTTGAATGAAGTGTGGCTACTTAAAGCTAACCACACTAAACTAATAATTATTACTCTCATTTTATTTGTAGATTTAATTTCGTTACTAATACACAACCCTCAATTTCTTGACCTTGTTCGATAGCTTTTTTAATAGCTGTTTTATCAGGTGCTTCGGTTACTTTGATTGTTTTAAATTCTTTTGGCAAATCATTTGCTTCGATTGTTACCTCAACACTTGTGCTTTTACGCGTTGAAAACTTTAAGAAACCAGCGTTAAAATTTCCGAATAGGTTAACCGCGTTTAGCAAGTTGTTTTTTAATCTCTCAACTAACTTATCATTGCTTTTCTTCATTGCTTGTAAACGCTTTATCTCTTCATCTATTCGAGAGTTAAAACTTTCTTTTGCTTTTATATACTCTGCATAAGCAATAGATTTTACTTCTAATTCGTTTTTAGTGATTTCTAAGGCACTTTCTAACTCTTGAGTTAACTCACCTTCCATTTCTTGTACTTGGTTTATTATATCCAAGTATTCTTGTTCAATTTTGTATAGGCTCTTTTCCATTTTCTTGATTTTGATATTCGTAATAATCTCTACACTTTTGCTCTTCTTGTTGCTGGGCTTCCTCTTCTAAGTATTCCCAGCTTTCTGTTTTAGTTCTTGACATCTAACACTTCTTTAAATTCTATTTCTTGTGCTGATGTGAATACAAATGATTCTTTCAATTTGTCGTATAACTCAATCTCTCCATTAATCATACGCTCAATTGCTTTTTCAAATTGTTGAGTTGATAAAGTTGGTTTAACCTTTGGTTGTGGTTGACTTGCTTTATTTCCGTCGTCGTCTTCTGCTTGTAACGAAAGTAAAGATTGTAACGTATAACGTCTGTAATAGGTAATAGCACTTCCCATTTGTTGAGGATTAGATAACGTTGGTAATTCCATTGTGCTTTCGATTGCTTCACCTGTATCAATATCTATTACCTTTGTAATCACTTTGCCACTTTCGATAGGCTGTAACAACACTAAACCACATTCAAGTAAGATAGGTTCGACCGCTTCAATTAACGCATTTATATCAGCGTACGTATTTTTAAAGTGAGGATTTTTAGCGTTCTTAGATACCTTACCTATTTGCTTTTTTGCTTCTAATAACTTTCCGTATATTTTCATTTTACTTTTGTTTTAAGATTTGTATTATTTCTTCATCACTAAAATGTTCTACCATCTCTAACATTTTGTTTACGTAAAAAGGCTTCTGCTCTGAATAGTCTTTAACGTAGTTTGCTATCTTTTTGAAGCGTTTGATTTGCTCATTTGCTTCAGGGGTTAGCTTAAATGTTATCCCTTTTGCTGTCCTCATTAATTCGGTCTTTGTACCTTGCATATATTCTTTCTTTTTGTTGATTACTAAATTCTCCTAACTGAAGATAATTTTCAAATATATCTCCCTCTTGTGTTACATTGAACTCATTTACTCGTATAACAAATGGTCTTTCATTTACTTGTAATGACACCCAACGAGTAAACATCGTGTAACCAGTTACTTGAACTTCATCGTAGTTACCTAATGATATCTGCTCTTTAAAGTAGTTTTGAACGCTTTCTAAATTCATTTGCTTTTCGTTTTTGTTTCTACAAATATACACACAAATTACATTAAAATTACTTTCTTATTATTTTTCTAATGATTTTCTAATAATTCGTACTTATAACATCAAACCAATTACACAACCTAACAAGGCTACAATTAAACATATAGAGTAAAAAACAAAGCGTATAAATTCTATGCAATTTTTCTCAAATTCTTTTTGTTCTTCGTTATCTATCATATACTTTCAATTAATTTACTTTTAAAATCTAATAAACTTCTTACTAACCAATAATTTAAATTTTGTTCTTTTATAATATTCTCAAACTCTTTTTGTTTATCTGATTGCCTTCCTGTATCAGTTTTAACCTCTACAAATATAACCTTGCTAAAATGTATTATGATTAAATCAGAAACTCCAGCATATAGACCTGTTGCTATTTTTCTCATTTGTTCTGTAGCATTCTTTGAATCGTTAGGAACACTAAAAATAATATTTCTCGGTGTGTGGTGTTTTAAGCAATAGTTATTTCTATACCACATAACTATTTCTTGTTGTATTTTATCTTCGCTTTTCATACTATCCTTTTTTGTATTTGCATTTCAGCCCATGCTGGTTTAAATCCTTTATATTTTCCAAAAGCTCTAAAATCTTCTGCACTTTTCAATTGATGAAATATCCAATTTTTACTATAACCTTTTGCAAGTGCAATCAATTCTAACTCTTTAAAATCTGCTTTTTCAATCCTATTTTTTAGCTTAGTTTTTGAAAGTTCTTGAAGTTCAACAATTATATCTTTTACTTTTTCATCTTCTGTTTTTTCAAAAATATTACCACATTCAGGACATTCCATTATTGAAGCATAAAGTAAATAACCACAAGTACATTCTTTAATTGGTGCTGCGCCTTCTTTCTTTTCTTTTTTATCTAAACTCCATGAGCGTGGATCTTCCCAATAATTATGATGTCTTATATTATTTCCAAAATCTAAAATAGTGAATAAATTTTTAGAACTTGTAACACGTGATCCACGACCAACCATTTGTAAAAATAAAGGTAAAGACTTTGTTGCTCTATACAATATCACTACTTCAATTGTAGGACAATCAAATCCTGTTGTTAGAATACCATAATTTGAAAGTATTGCACCTTCAGTATTTTCAAACCATTCTATTATTTCATCCCTATTATTCATGTAGCAATCCACGTGTTTAGCTGGTAATCCTTTTTCTTGAAATGATTTTACTAATTCAATAGAACTATCAATATTAGGACAAAATACAATTGCTTTTTTACCATTACAAATTCTAGTATAATTATCATACACCCCATGAAATAGTTTAATTTCAGAATATTTATCCGCTAAACTCTTTTCATCATAATCACCGCCTTTTGTTTTAACCCCTTTTAAATCAATTTTAACACCATAAGAAATAGGTTTAGATAAATTGCCTTTGTTTATTAATTCAGGCGTATCTATTACTTGAATTATATCTGTATAAAAATCAGATAAAGCACGTTGTTTACCTTCTCTAAATGGTGTCGCAGTTGCACCAATTACAAAAGTATTTTCGTTTATGTAATCAAATAAGTTGTCAAATATTGATTTATGCGCTTCGTCAATAATAATTAAGTCTAAGGTGTTTATCCATTGTTTTAGCGAGTCAATCCTACGCATTATAGTTTGAATCATACCTACAAATAAATTCTCATTTAGATCAACCTTTTCATTTGGTTTAATTAATTGAGGTGTCATTCCTAATTTTGTAAGCACACTATCCGACTGAGAAAACAATTCTTTTCTATCTGTTAAAATAAGAACTTTGTTTCCTTTTGTATAACTATTTTTTGTCATATAAGAAAACATTATAGTTTTACCTGCGCCTGTTGGCGCGCATAAAACTATTTTCTTATTTCCTTTTTTAAAGCTATTTCTTAACTCAGAAATATAACTTTCTTGGTAATCCCTTAAATTTAATCTATCCATGACTTTGTTTCGTCTTTAAGTCCATACTTTTCTTTTACCTTATATTTCCATCCATCTTTTCTTTGAACTTGGTCTCCAAATATTTTTTTTAGTGTTGTACCAAAATTCTTCATTGACATTATTTTCTGCTTAGAATTTGTTTCAATCACATCTTTAATAGCAGTAGCAGTCATTAAAATAAAACCTTCATCCTCTTGTGGTATTTCAAAGAATCTTAATATCAATTCCTTTTCAAAAGGTATTGTTTCAAACTCTTGTGATATTTCCATAAGAATATTTATTTCATCTTTATCAAGTTGCCATTTAGAACCTGTTGTGTACATTCTATATAGTTCCATAAATAACTCATCTTTATCAATAGAATTATATAAGTCATGATTAATAGAATCTACTTCAATAGGTAAAATACGCGTGTTACCTGTTGGGTCGTTAATAACTGCCTTTTCATTTGTAGTTCCACATAGTAAAGCAAGTCTTTTAAAATCTTCATTGTGTCTTCCATAAGGAGCGCGAAGTGAAAAGAAATTTTTTGAAGTTAATTCTTTAAATCTTTTCTCATCTTGTTTAGATTTACCTCCCATTTCATCATCCAAAACAATTAGCTTTTCACACATTAAAAGTTCATCATCTTTGCCTTTATCCATATTTGATTCTGCATAATACTTTTGCAATCCAGCTGGTAACAATCTTCTAAACCATTCTGTTTTACCTGTGTTTTGTCCACCTGTTAAGCACAATACAGAACGTACAGGATGACCATCATAACAAGCTACAATTGATAACAACCATTTTTTTATCCATGTTTTTTTCATGGATGATTTACTTATGATTGTTTCAACCATTTTATCTAAATTGCCTGTGCTATTTCTATGCTTATTTGCTTCAATATATTGCTGAATAGGATTAAATTCTAATGTAGCCTCAGACATAATTATTCTTTCAATTAAATCATATGTAACAGCATTATCATCAAAAGTCATTCGTGCTTTTAAATACAAAGAATTAAAATGTTCTTTTTGCATTTCTTTATTATCAATCTCGTATTTATGCGTTATTGAATTTTTACGTAATTCATGCTTTTTAAAAATAAAATTAGATACGTTTATAATAATATTTTCAGTACCTGTTTGGTGTCTTACATCTATATCATTTCTTTCATAGATTTCATCAACTAAATTTTTGGCTTCATCTATAGTTAAATTTTCTTTTTTTGATAGTTCTACAACGCTTTCTGTTTTTGATACGCCTATACGTTTATTTAATGCTATTTCATTTATTGTCTTGTTTGCTGAATATTTAGAAATATCAACTCCAGCTTGTTTTAAATAATAATAAAAAGTACCTGCATTAATACCTTCACCATTTCTTTTTAATAAATAGTCATAATTTTTATCACAAATTTTTGCATCATACTTAGATGATAAACTACTCATTTTATGAAAATAAGCTCTACCATCTTCTTTAAATGTTGCTACACAAGATAATCCAAAACATAACCAGTCATGATATTCATCTAATACATTCGTATGAACTTGGTCTATCAATTCACCAATTTCATTATTAGGAATAATTATAGCTAATGATTTAGGTTTTAAAGGTTTATCAACTAATGAAGGTGCTTTTTTAGATTTAGTGTTTACATATAAATTTTCATCAAACGTAATAAACCTTGCACTTGCTACATTTTTTGGTGCTGAATCTACTAATACACCATATTTGTTAAGATAATACTTTTCAATCCATCTATAACAATCCTTATGTTTATCAGGATTAATCTTTACAATAACAGCAAATCCATTACCACCAACAGATTTCATACAACAATATGTATATGGATCGCTAATTAACGCTGTGTTGTCAGAAAAATTATCTACATCAACACACATAAAACCGCTGTGCTTCAATAAAGCCTTTTCGTTACGTTCCTTAAATGTTCCGCCAATAGTTACTGCTGGAAGTTTGTTTTTTAAAGGCTTTTGCTTTTCTTTATCACTTTCTAATCTTATTGGTGCTATCATTTCACGCCAATAACCATTTTTAACTCTATCAATAAAAACATCAATAGTAGTTTCTTCTGTAGAATCCTTAGTGGATTTCACAGATTGCCAATAACTAATCATAACTTCTACTTTTGAAATGTATAAATTATAACTTGTTCTCCATCATTGTGCTTCATACCTTTCAAGGTAAAAATACAATTGTGAATTTCGATTGTTGGGATTAGGTTTGATGAGCTTAGAACTTCGTGTTCTAAATCGGCTAATGTTTGAAAAGGTTTGAATGTACCATTTTCAAAGAACTCTTTTAAGTTCGCTAAAATCATTTTTTTCATTTTATAAATTTTAAATATTCATTACAAATATAATATTTTTTTTATAAATAACAACAGGTTAAAAATGGTATAGGGATATAGGGATGGTATAGGGATAAAAAAAGTTATCCCTATACGCTTAAACCTTTGCTGTTGTTGACTTGTAGCGTTTGGTATAGGGATATAAGATAAAATTTATAATATTTAATAAAAATAAAATATATTTTTTTGTATTACTTTTTATTTTTTTTGTTTCTACAAAACTCAAAAACTATCCTTTTTATCCCTATACCACTAACCTTGTTCATTTTCAAGTATTTACAAATAATTCTACCTTATACCATCCCTATACATCCCTATATTATTCCATAAAAGAGGCATTTTACGCATTTACCAAAACAAAAAAACCACCCAATAAATGAGTGGTCGTAATTAAAATATAATAAATCTTTTTTAATTACAAACTATCTTGACCAAGAATTTGAATAACAACTACCTATTTCTGGAACTTTCCTGCCTTCGTACTCAACAAAATCTTTAACGTCATTGAATTTACTGCAATCATTAACTGTAGATACATTATAGCATTGATATACGTTAGCACTTCCGTTGCCATTTGGAACTATTCTTAAAGTACTCATTTCAACTTTAAACACTCGATCACAATCGCAATCTTCTTTTTTACCTTTGCTTCCTACTTCTTTCGAGCAACTTAATAATGTTAATGCTGTTGCTAATATTAATATCTTATTCATAAACTTTTAAGTTTTCTAAATTATTATTCCAAATATTCCCATCAATCCTTACTACTTTTTTTACGTTTGGATTGATAAAAGTCTTTGCCACCAGCGTAGCTATGCTAATTTGCTTTTGTTTTGAGTTCGGCAAATAAATGCCTACGACTAACTTACGACCCTTAATAAATGGCTTTAAAATGCGCCTTGTAGTTCTATTCTTAACACGTCCGTGTGTGCTTACGGAATAGATGTCGTATACTTTTTTCCATTCTTCCATTACTTTTCTATTTCGTTTTTAATTATTCTTTCTAAACCATAGGTACACTCTAACATACTATTTATTCGTTGCGTAAGGCTATCTATACAGCTTCTTATTTCGTTAGCATCGTAACTTACGTAATACCCTTTTTTTGTGCTTACAACTGGAAGTATTGAGTTTACTCGATAATAGTTGATAATACGTCTTAATCTTACCTCTGTAAGCTTGAAATCTATATTCATTGTACTATTTACCTTTGAACATATTTCGTGCGCTAAAATCGGATTAGATGAGGTGCGTTTTTTGAATGCTTCAATTAACCTATGAGCTAAGTTTATTTCGCCTTCGGTCATTTTGTTTGTGTGTTCTTCAAATCCTTTTAACATAGCGGTGAGTTTAAAAATTTAAAATTTTCGAGTGATACCAAACAATTAATATGATTATGTTCGATGTCATTTAATACGATTGCTTGTGAGTTATCTAACTTAATCATACTATCGAACAAATCTTTAAGCTCTTTATTATACCCACATAGCGCGTTATAAATAACCTTTTCGGCATATACGACAGTACTATGGTCTTTCTCAAAGTAGTTGCCAACTTCTTGACAAGTTTCACCGCATAGACGAAACCAAACCATCGCAACCTGTCTCCAATATACACGCTGTTTATCTCGTGAGTTTTTCTTTAACTCTGCTTCATTTAAAGGGCATACAAACCAAAAAGCGTTGACTTGCTTACGTTGATAGCCTAACTTCTTTTCAATCAATTCTAAATAGCTAATAGGCTTCATAATCTAATATTTAAAAGGTACATCTTCGCACTCACAATCTACTAAAATCGTTTCTGAACAACCACCGCAACAATCACCTATGTATTTTCTGCAATAACTTGAAGTATCTACCTCTTTGTAATACTCTCCATTACCGTTGCATTCTTTACACTCGTTAAAATCAACAAAGTTTTGAAATTTCTCTAAATCTTCGGTGAAAAACAAAAACTCTCCTTCTTGGTTTGTTACTTGGTTTTCATCTACGTATAATGTTCGCGCGCTTCCAAAATAACTAACTATCATAGTATCTCCTTTACCTTCAAAGTGTACATCTAATTGGTATAAATCCTCTGGATAATAACCAAATATCTTTAAGAATAAATTACTTGTTTTCATAATTTTTCACGCTTCTAATTAACATTTCTTTCGCTGTTTCAATCATATCTTTAGGGTAATCTTTTTTCATTATTACTAATGTTAGCACCCTATCAATTAAATCTAATTCTTCATCTGTGTAACCTAACTCAGATACGTAACCTTCTAACACTCTAAGTTTACGTTCAATTCTTTCTTTGTTGCTTTCTTCCATTTTCTTTCGCTTTTGTTTTACAAATATACACACTCTTTTTTAATTAACAATAGTTTTAAACAGAAAATAATAAAAAAATAATAAAATAATTTAAGATAATAAAAAAGCCTAACTTAATAGGCTGATTTTAAGCGTTCTATTGAGACGGGAAGTTGTTGCGCCTATACCACTATTATTATTCTTTTATCTCAAAATGCATCCAATCGTAATTTTTCTCAACTCCCAAAGAAACAAATCCGTGTTTATAGAAAATATCAATCATTGGTTTGTATTCAGGTCGTGCAAATCTTGCAGTTCTTGAACTTTCTTTTAATAAATTACGTTCAGGGTCTAAATCGATAGCTAAACCCCACGAATGACGTGACCAATCAGAACCACCTCTCATTTTACGGAAGTTGAAACAACCACCAAAAAGATCTATTCCTAATTCAACAATTTTTTCATATCCATAATGCTCTAATAAATCGTTAAAAACCAATAAAAATTTATTAGCTACTAATTTATGGCACATCATACGATTAACCTTAGTCTTTTTATCCCACGCTAAACGCATAGGGTAAGGTAAAACAATAGGTACTAAATATCCAGCGCCTATTTCGTTTGGACGTCCGTATTTCTTAACTAAATTACTTGTTGTTAGCATCTTCTATTGTTAATTGAGATAATACACCTATTACACTTCCTGCGGTTATTAGATAACCACCTACTAAACTAAGCCCTATTGGTGGCGCAATTAGTATAGCTCCTAAGCCTCCTATTGTTATACCTACTTTTTGTACCTTTTGCCAAAAGTTCGGAGTTTTTGCGTTCCATCTTTGTTTTAAATTCATATTATTTGTTTTAATTATTCTGATAGCATCCTTCCGATTTCGTTTGTATTTTGTTTAAATTCATTATAATCAATAGTTAAAGGCATACATTCTTTTACATAATCTAAACCAATATAACCTACGAAATAACCATCTTTAAAAATTGGTGAGACAATCACACTCTTTATGCCTTGTTCTTTTAAAGAAATTCTTGTTGCTGTTTCTTTTATGTCTTCAATGTCAGGATAAACCATTTTATTAAGCATTACTTCTTGTAAAAATAAAGGATAAAGACTTGTAGGCAAGTTTTGAAGTTCCATTTTTTCAGAGCTTATACCACGCCCACAAACTTCGAATGCTAAACTTTGATGGTTTTTGTGTTTGCCATCAAAATATTGTATTCCATTATGAAACCTAAATATGTACGACCTATCAGCTCTATACTTTAACATTAAATCATTCAACATCTGTTGTATCAACACGTTGTTGTTAAGGTCTTTTTTTACTTCGTCAGGCTTCTTAACCTTAATAGTCACTACTTCCGTTATCAGTGGCTTATAATAAAATAACACAAAAGCAACAAGTAGGATAATAATTACAATCGTTTTAGTTTTACGAAGTTGCTCAAGTATATATTTTATTTCGTTCATTTTCTAATGTTTAGGCAGTTCAATTGCTTTCCATGAGTCGCTAATAATTAGCTGTAACGCTTCTTTGTGTGTCATTGTGTTAATAACCACGTTTAATATATTTTGAGGAATTATCTCATCTTTAGAATATTCCAAAATAGTGATACTTCCATCATTTGACTTTCTCTTATTCTCACTAACACCTAATGCAACTGCATTAATAGTTAAAATTGTTACATATATATTATCGTTATACTCCATATAATGAACGTTTTGCGTTGAAATTCTGTGTTATTTCTGTTGTTGTTAATACTCGATTATACATTAAGTATTGAGCAATTTTACCATTGTTTTGAATGAAACTATAAGTTCCCGTACTACCAAACGAACCCAACCATAGAGGGTTGTCCGCGTTTAAATATCTCATTCGAGCGTAACCTCCGTAAGTGCTACCTGTTGCAGGTTGCAACACCCCATTTATATATATTTTGATGTAATTGTAAGAGGTAGGTTCGTTACCATTGTTACCAGCATATGTTACGCACCAATTATACCAAGTGTTATTTGTAAATGTGGTGGTAGTGGTTGATACTGAATTCTTTGCACCCGAACCATCGTATAAGTAAACTCCTAATTTATTATCCGAAGTAAAATTAATACCATACGCTTCATAATTTGCTATGCCTATATCACCTTTGTTTAATAGAATAAACGTTCCTAAAACATTTCTATAACACCAACCCGTCATTGTAAATGGTAAATCTTTCGTGTTGTCGGTAAAGTTGAATATGTCATTTGTACCACCATTTATGTAATCGTTAACACCATCAAATGTTAATGATCCATTGTTTAACGAAGTATAACCTACTCCATTTATTAAGGTAGCGTTACTCCCTGTTGTTGATAAATCAGTCCATGTAGTGCCACTACCACTATAAGATAATGTATTTGAAGCATCTAAATTAAGTATTAACCCACTACTTACAACAGGTGTAAACCCCCCACTACTTATTATTCCAGTCCTTGCTATCCACATAAATTACGCTGTTAAATCCCCAAATATGTAAAATTCACTCGCTGAAATTGCTATAATCGTAGCTGCTGAGTATTGACCTGTTAATTTCAATTTACCACTTGCACTACGTAACGTAACACCACTACCTGCAACGAATGTAGTTTGTCCTGCTCCATATTGTGAAATCAAAATTTGATTCCCTGCACTGAAGATTGAATTGTTAATTGTTACGTTGTTAGCACTTGCAACATTCATTTCTATTAACTTGTTGTTATCCCCTACTACAAGCGTATAAGAAGCTGTTTTGCGGTCTAACGTAACATTTTTAGTAGCTGCATTATCAATCGCTGTTAATTGTGCATCTGTAACGAATCTCTTGTTTGAGCTATCCGTTATGTTGGAAGTTGTTGTTGTATCACTATTCGCAACATTTGATAAGCCTACATCTGTTTTTGTAACATTGTGAGGGTTGCCTGTTGTTAATTGTGAATGGTCGTAAGCTGTCTTTCCTCTATCACCTCTATAAGCTGTTGTACTTAGTTCACCTAATGCAAGGCTTGAACTGATTTCAACGTAAGCCGAACCACTCCATCTGAATGTTAGGTTGTTATCTAAGGTTATGTAAATTTTACCACTTTCACCTGTAACAGGTAGTGCAGCGAAATTAGCCACCTCAACAACATCATCAACGTAAGAAGGTAGTTGACCACTTGGCACTTTTCCTGTACCATCTAATTCAGCAAGTCCATTAACCGCACCTTTTAAAGTTGTTGTTAAAAACGTTCCGTAAATATTCGTACCACCTCTTAAGATTTTGTAGATAACTTTCGTCGGATATTGATTAACCATTGTCGCTACAATCACATTGTCTTGACCTGTTACATAAGGCAAACTATCAGCACTACGAGTGAATTCACTTGAAAACGTAGGCTCAACACTATCATTGTGCAACATTATAGAAGTAACGTTAACTATATTCGCACCAGCATACAAAGTTATATTACCTGTTAATGGAGCTAAAGCACCACCTAAACCTGTTGTCGCGTGTATGTGTTTCTTATCAAATCGAAATTCTAAAGTCGCTGTTTGAGGTGTTGAAATAGTATCAAACGCACCCATATTCGTGTCTACGTAGGTTTTAACAGCATTTTGCGAAGGATAAAGAGTGTCGCTTGTGCCTAAACTTGTGTTTGTTGACTTGTTAGATACATTTTCCTTACCATTCAAAGCTGTTTGAGCAGCCGTTGAAATTGGCTTGTTTAAATCGCTTGTATTGTCGACATTATTTAGCCCTAAATCGGTCTTGTTTACGTTTATGTTTATTGTATTTGCCATATTTTAATTGTCTAAGGTTATTAAAGTTACTAATTCTTTATATATTCCACCTACATAAACCTCAAAATCCATGTTTGGTAAAGTAAAAGTATCACCACTTGCTATCGAATGCGAGTATGTTCCGTTACTATTAACGATTAATGCTGGATCACATCCATAAGAAGCACCACCGCCAAAATCATAACCATTTAAAGGTAAGTTACAAATACCGTTGCTATCTCTTAGCTCAATAGTTACATTCATTACATGTCCTGCAACCTCATCTTTGCCACGTTCAACAAAAGCATTTACATTTCCCTGTGTTACTCGTCCTATTTCATTCCAACGTTGTGACTTCTTCATTATGTTAAATACATCTCTACATATTTGAAGTGTATCGGATTTCGTTTCTAATAAGTTTGAATTGTCTTTATAGACTTTATCACAAATAGTAATGAATAGTTGAATAGAAGTGTTTGAAATGTTAATTGCACCGCTATTATAGTCACATATAAGTAACGGATATTCTAAGTCGCGTTTTTGTAAAGCTAAATTGAACTCACCGAAGTAAAACGAGTTAAGTTGGTAGTGAGCTTCTTGTATAGCTTCTAATTCTGCTGAAAGTCGGTTAACACTTGTAATCATGCGAATGTAATATTAACATCTGTTTTACCTGCATCTGGATTAATTTGATTTAAAGAGCTGTCACAAGGGTATAAATAGTTGTAATAAGAAGTATATTCAGGGAATAACTCGTTATTAAGTTTTAAGAACCTAATTAAACGCTCTCGGTAAAAGTTGTAATCTTTTTTCAAAGAGTTACTAACTCTATTCAATTCGCTTTCATTCGCGTTTTGTACACCCTCAGAACTTACCTTAGCTACTCCGATTTGTCGAAGCTCTAATGTAGTCATATCAGTAGCACGAACCTCCACCGAGGCCACCAAAGTAGGTGTAATGTAAGTGTTTAATAGTTCAGTTTCGTTTGCGTTTAAATCACTTGCATCAACACCTTCTAAAAGTCTGTTGAATAATGAAGAACCTAAAATGCTTTCAAGAACAGTGTCTTGTACACGTGTTATTAAAGTAGTTAATAGCAAATCATCCACATTTGAAGAAATGTAAGAAAGTGCCTTTAAATTTGTCGTAGATATTAAATGTACTGCCATAACTTATTTATTTATAACGATTTGGAAAAACGTATGCCTGCAACTTGGTGTATGTACATTTGTATTTGGGTTTGTGTACCATCCACCCTTATACTGCCAAACATCCCTATCTATACCATTTGCTCTTAATTTAGCTGTTATTCCGTCAATTTCTTCACGTGTGAATACTCTTTTAAGCTCAACTAATGACTTGCAAAAAGGTCTGCTTTCTCCACCTTCTTTTAATTTTGGAGCATCCGTTCTTTCTCGGTATTGGTAAACAACCTCGAAGCTAACTCCCTTAGTATTCTGTTGACCTTTTGGTGTTAATTCATAACCTTTAATCATACCAATTTTTTCAAGCTCAATTATATTTCTTGTTACAATAGTAGCACTTTCACCACTTGCCTTAACAATAGCTCCGTAGCTTTCACCATTGTTAATCATTGCTAAGATTTTAGTCTGTAAAGCGGTTAAATTATCGGCAAAGGTATGTTTACTTAGTAATTCTTTTTCTGTTCTTTCTAAGTCGCTAAAATCGTTGATTTCACGTGAAAATACTTCTTTATATTCACTACGTCCAACCTCACTAAACCAACTAATCACAACCTCATCACTGATTTGTGCGTTAAAACTTGCTACTTGTGGCTCTAATATATCCCCATTTGGTAAAGGTGCTAAACCTGCTAACGCTCTTTGTTCGTTTATTGTAAGGTTCTTAAGGACTGCATTTGCTAATAATGGACTCATTTTATTAAGTGAATCAGCTACAATCGATTTAGAATCAGGTACGTTGCCTAATTGTAAAGGTTTTTCAACAAAAAATACTTCACCAACAAAGCTATTAAGCGTGTATTCAGCATATGCAATAGCATCTGTAATTATCTTTTGCCTTTCACTCGCGTAATTAGACATAAACAAAGCATATGCCGTCTCTAATTCACTTGATCCACCTAATTGACCAGCTGTTTTAATTGAGAATAAAGAAGGGCTAATTACGGAATGACCGACCATAATATCATCAATAATGCTTTCCTGAGTTAACAAGTAACGTTGATCTAAATTATTACCTCCTATTTGCGTAACTGTTGGTGCATTTTCGCTACCTCTCGAAAAGGTTACGATAATACCGCCTTGTTTATCTCGGTCTGTACTTTCTCCTTTAAGTTGGTTAACTAATTTCTTTCTGTCGTGTTCATTCTCAGGCGCTCCTGTTGG